ATATATAATTGCGCCGTCAAAGCGCGTCAGGCCTTTTCCCGTAGCGCCTGGGCTGTTTTCACGGAAAGTTGGTATAAGAACATACCAAAGGGAGAAAACCGCTCCAGGGCCGTTCTAGGCCGATTTGGGCAAAAAGATATCCCGGCCCTTTACAGGGTCGGGATTTAGTCGAATTTGGGTTTTAAGATGCTGCGCGTTTCTGCCAGGATGGACAGAGGCCGGAACAGGAGATTGCTGTCACGATCATCCAGGCCGTCTGCAAAGGCGGTCAACTCCTCATCGGTCATGGCACCCAGCTCCGCTATGATATCATCCTCGATGGGACCGCAAGCAGGATTTTCCCCAAAGTAGCGGGGGTCGGAGGTGTACCACACCTTTTTCAGTTTCTCGATATTCTGTTCAAGGCTCATACTACACTCACTCCCTCTACAATGTCTTGGTCTAGGTCGGGGCAGACCGTTGCAACCTTACCATCAACGAACAGCACCCGGACGGCCACGCCATCATAAATGCCGGTCTTGTGGTAATTGTCGATCAGCGGCGCATCGCTGTTTGCAATGGCCGTGCCTGCCTCCAGGATCTTATCCTCATCCCAGCTTTCCGGGAACCATGCGTGACAATCTCCAGAGCGCCGGAACTTATCCTTGCTTTTGGGGATATTGCCCACGCGCACACCGTTGGAGAATGTGCGGTTGATCTCATAATCAACGCCGCGCCGGTCAAACTCTGCAAGGCCCGCCTGGGAATGGCAGCCGCCGCGGTGCCGGCCCGCCTGGGTGAAATCACCCGTAACGGAATGGTTCACGGTCTTGCCGCTTATTGTCATAATACCATCATCGGCCAACTCTTGCAAGGTTTTTCTTCGGCGTTTGCCGTTGGAGGTGGTCTTGTAAAGCCGTTCCAGGTCTGCATCGTTGGAGATAACGCCGCTGTCCAGGAGGGCTAACCGCTGCTTGCCGGCGTTGCCACCGCCAAAGTATTTGATTTGATCCTCGCGGGATTTACCCTTGATCCAATCCACATTGACGGTTTCCTCATCAATGCCGGCCTTGGCTTTGTTGCGGGCATCCAGCTCCGCTTCCCAACTATTATCCATCTGATCCACGGCCTCACGCTGCAGGCGCTGCCGCTCCTCCAGGGACATGCCCAGGATATCATCGTTTACCACGGGCTGGGAAATGCAATGGCAGTTGATACTTTCCTCAGCCGGCAAAGAGGGATCGCGGGGGTACATGCACAAATAGGTGCCGCCCTTTGCGCCGATGAGCTTGTACGGCTCATCCTTTGGCACAACCTGGCCGTCCATCCGCACATGATTTTTACGCGGGGCGTTGCGGTAGCTGCCGGTATGCCTCCACTTCTTACGATCCACAGAGGGGCTTTGCATCATGCCCTCCTGCTGGGCTACGCTGTGCGCCCTGAGCGTTTCCGTCAAGGCGGCTCTGCGGGCCTTATACCGCTCATCGCGGATCCCGCTTTCCATGATGCGCTGCGTAAACTCAGCGATACCGTCACCATCTATGAAGCCCTTTTTCAAGAGGTCATCCATTTCCGTGTGACTGTTGAGCTGCATGAGGCTACCCAGTGCATCACCCCAGGTATCTACCCAGGACGCGGTACGCCTGGACACAGAGGCAAGGCGTAAATCCTTGTCGGTCTGCTCCAGGTAGTAGTTAGCATATTCCGGCAGGAATGTTTGGAATTGCTCCTTGAAGATCTCCGCGACTTTTTCCCGGAGGTCATCATTCAGCTTGACACCGGGCCAAATCTCAGAGGCAAATTGCTCAATATCCAGGGACTTGCCAACATGCCGCAGGAAATAGGATGTTTCCTCCTGCAGAACCTCAGCAAAGCGATCCTCCAAACTGCTGATAAACCGGGCTGTTTCTTTGGGGTGGGTGTAGCCCTCTGCCTCCAGCTCCTCTGCAAGATCGTCATCCGCTTTTGCAAGGTATGCGTCAATGGCCTTTAACAAAGGCTTGCAGCAGAGGCACATAATCAGCCCTCCTGTTCCATCTTCAAAAGCAGGCTGCGAACCTCTTTCATAACGGCCACGATTGCGGTATCGTCATGGGCCGAGGCCTTTGCAATCTGCTTTTCAAGGCCAGCAGTAATGCCGGCAAGATCTCCGGCAGCGGTACGGCCCTGCGCGTTCTGCACTGCAATGGGGATATCGCCCCACGGCTCCGTGAAGTCCTCGGACATTTCGCCCAGGGCGCTGTAAACAACAGCCTTGGCCTTATTGGGAGTGAGGCCGCCTGCATTATTGCAGACGCTGAGGATCTTAAACAGATCATCCGGGTTGGTGATATCCGGGGATTTGAAGTAAACCTCCACATACTTGAACTGATAGCCATTCAGCAGGCGGTTATTGATTGCCCAGGCAAGGCTCCGGCGCTCAGGCTGGAATACTTGCTCCTCGGTAATCTCCATGGCCGTCTGAGCCGTGGCGCGGTTAAAGTCTGTGGTGTAGGCGGTGTAGAGATCGGGAAGCTGGAAAGAACTCTGCACCTTGCGGCGATTGTTGTCAAGGTAGCCTTGGAACAGCTCATCCCTCTGCAGGATACCGGCAAGGTCTTTTACCTCGATCTCCGGGCGCTCCGTTTGGTCAAAGTCCGTCCGGGTGTCAGCGGCCTCAGTTTCCAGAATGACAAAGGCATGCTGACCGGCTGCGCCCTTGATATCGTTCATGTACTGCTGGAGCTTGTTAAAGCTCTCATCGGTGAGGGTGCCGCCCTTAACAATAATCATCAGAGGGGTGTGCCGCCCGTTCTCAAAATAGTTATTGTTCAGGTTCTCAGCCTTGCGGCTGCCGTCAATGCCCAGCACCTGACCGATCCACCGTACCTCACCGTAAGGCTCAGTGCCGATGGCAAACTCCAGAATCTCATTGGCCTGGAATTGCAGCTCCAGGGTTTCGCCCTCTTTCAGGTATTCGCCGGTGCGAACATCCATGATGCGGGGATCTCCAAACTCCTTGAAGTACACAGTATTGCCGCCAATCTGCTGCCGGTACTTGCGGTACTTCTTTTTCCGGGGTACTTCCTGCCCCTTGTAGTAGAATACGGTATCCAGGTAGGGATCCAGAGGCTTTGTCTTGCGGATAGACGGGGTATCGCGGATGAAGTCAATCTGCTGCACTTCGCCGGCCAGATTGCGGATCACCTCCAAATAGGCGATGCCGTAGGTTTCGCGGGCCTCGATCAGATCCTCAAAGACTTCCTTTGTGTCCTGTTCGATATTCAGGAGGTCAAGGATCTCCTGAGCGCGGGTGAACTCCGTTACCATTTCCGGGGTTTCCTCAAGATCCTCCCGGTAACGGATGCCGATGCCAAAACCGGCGATATTGTTCTTGTAGGCCCTGGTACATTGCGGGAGGATCGTGCTGTTGTTCACAAGCACCTTGAGGCCCGCAAGCTCAACGGGCGGTTCCAGCCAGTCGCTCGCATTAAGGTTTTCCTGCCGGGATAACTGCTGCGGGGAATCCGACTTTTTGATCGGGGCCTGGGCTTTTATGATCCTAGTGCCTACGGACGCGGGTTTCTTTTTACCCATTGGTCTTTACTCCTTTCTTGGGCTTTTTGGGTTTTACAGGCATACAGATAAGCAGGAGGCAGTCCGCTTCGTCAGGGGACGGGAGGCCGCGGGCTTTCATAGCCTTTTTGCTCTCCAACTTGATCTTGCTATTGTCTGTCATGCTGTACTTTCTGCAAGAAAGCTGAGCCACCAAATCATCATCGTTTGGCAGGATCAGCTCTACGGGTTTTGGGATGCCCTCCTCATCAAAGGGCTGTAAAAGTCTTTTGACAACGGCCATCATGTAGGTTGTGGTGTCATCGTAAAACTTGTGGGCGATTTTCTTACCGAAAATAACCGGGACCACCTCATACCACCAATAGCGCTTAGGATCGTTTCTCTGGAGCTGACGCAAGCGGTCTGTTACACCGCCGCCCACGCCGGTATCGTCAATCTTGATTGCTATGGGGATATCCTTTGCGGGATCCAGCTTGTAGCGCTGTACCAGGTTCTGGCCCAGCTCGATAAGGTCATCAGCGGTTTTCATGGTGTCCTGGCCGTTCCGTTTCTTGTAGATCGTGACCTTTTCATCGGTACGGTATCCAATGACGGTCTTATCATCACCGAAACGGGCCACATCGCATCCAATATGGATTAGGTGCGGCTTCTGCAGCGGCTTGTATTCCGTCATTATGGATCTTTCGATCAGGGGCAGGGGGATAAATACATCATCCTCAGCCAGTGGGAACTCGCCGGCAACACGGACGCGGAAAACATCGCTATCCTCACCATACATGCGGATGATGGTTTCCACAAATTCCTTACTGACGCGCGGGCTGTTCCGTCCGTCAATGTGGAATGTCTTGTAGCTGGCCCGGTTCTTGTTGTGGCTCTCATAGAAAAAGCCGCTCAACTGCGTGGGGTTGCCACACATGAGCAGCTTTGCATTTTTGGTGGACAGGGAGCCTAGCACAGGCTCAAAGATCTTATCCTTTACGCCGCTGGCCTCATCAATGATGTACAGGACATGCTCCGCGTGGAAGCCCTGCAAGGCATCAGGGGTGGAGGCTGTACGGCCCACGGCAAACCATTCTTCCGGGTGTTCTTTCAGATAAACCTTTTCTTTTGTCCATATCAGCTCATTGTTCAGCGTGGGGCAGTGTCTGAGCCACTTGCTGATTTCTGCCCACAGGATATCAAAAAGCTGGTGCTGCGTGGGCGCTGTGCAAGGGATCTTGGGGTAGGGCCGCGTTACCATAAACCAAATAACGCACCACGCCTCAACGGTACTTTTGCCGATACCGTGGCCGCTTCGCACAGAGGTCATTTGATTATCTGCAACGCTCTGGAGAATAGCTGCCTGGACGGGATCCGGCTTTGCTCCGATGATATCCTCCACGAACTCTACGGGATGGTCTGCGTAATACAGGATGCTTTCAGGGGTTCTCATTCATCCTGCCTCCTTTCCCATGCTGCAGAGATCAAGTCTGCAAGGCTGCCGCTTCCGGGGCCGGTGCTTTCCTGCACAGGCTCTGTCAGCCGTACCACATCCTCGCGGTTCTCACGCTCCAGGCGCGTTGCCTCCCGGATAAGGGCGATCAGGTTCTTGGGGTCAATGCTTTCCGGCTTTAGCTGTTCCAGCGCCGAAAGCGCCTTGAGCTGCATTTTTAGGGCCATGTCGATATGACGATCAGCCATACCGCGGGCC